TTTTTCACAATATCCTTTGGAAGCGGGAAGGTGCGCGGTTACCCATTCGTAAAATTCCCGTGAACGCATCCGCTTGATCTTTGCTCCACTGCGCACGCTCGTCAGCATCTTGGCGAAAGCGTCGCATTTCTGGCTCAGTAGCATCGGATAATCCAGTGAGCCCGAAACCCACTGTCGACAGAACAGCTCTTGTTTCGCCATCAAGCGCAGCAATGCGCTCGGAACGGTGTGGATCGTCTGCAGCGAAATGTTCGTACTGTACTTCTCGGGTCTCCACGTCAGAGCCTCCAGTTTTCTGATGTGCATCCGCATCAGAACCGCTTTTAGCCTTATCGTCCCGAGGTTCCTTGTCGCTTTCACTCTGTGAAGCCATGATTTATCTTCCTTATCCATGTATTTTGCGATGTATAGTCCTGCTTTCTCAGGACCGTGTATCCGCACAACAGCCTTTTTTTTGCGATCATACGGAAGACAGAAGCCAAGACGGGACCATTGGTCCCCTTCGTGGCGAAAGAATTTGGCCCGTCCTAAACCGGGTAGACTATTGGGCCAATAAGTTGACATTGGTTTGCACCAGTCATTTGTGCGATGTTCCGGCGCACGTATTCCGCGATTAGGGCATTGTTTCCAACTATCGGGAATGTCACGCATCCAGATTAACAGATGCATGTGGTGATGATGGCGGCTTTTGCCGTGTTCGATAACGCCAACATGGTGGACGAAATCGGCGCACGAAGCGCCATTATGTATTGCGCGTGGTTGGCCACACGCTTTTGAAGAGATACGGGCGAGCCGCCGAATATATTTGCGAAATTCGCGGCCCTCTTGCCACATTGATTGACTGTCGGGAACCTTAGACGGATCGACAGTCAGAGTAACGAAGAAGCCGTACCAGCCCTCTAACGAACGGTCCAAACAGTGTTGACCGATGCGCCAAATCCAATTGGATTTAAGAGATTTGCGAGAGGACGTCGCCAAAAAGTCTTGGAAATCCTTTTCGGCGGGAGAAGGGTCGGAATGGTAAGCTTCCAACCCTAATGCGTTGCGGCGCTCAAGAAGGGTTTGACCTTGGCGAAGCCCGAGCGCCTGTAACGCAGGGGGGTAATTAAGATTTGATTGTGCAAGATACAGTAAAGAAGTTTGATAAGCAGCCGCGTAGCGGGCAGGAGAGCACCGATTTGAACGGTGGCAGAGATTTAGAGTAGTCCGAAGTTCCGAAGAAAAACGCATAGTTTTCAAGGCATTAGTTCGGGACATGATAGAGCCTGTAGATAGGGATATGAGATAGATAGGCCAGAAAGGCCATTAAGTAAAGATAAGAGATAGAGACAACAGAAAGAGGCAATGACAGATAGAACGGGAGAGATTGCCAGTGTTGTAAGAGATATAAGATTAAGAAATTTTTGAAGAATAAGGAGCCGCTAAAGCGGCACGATATATTGGCAAAAAATGCCGGGTCGTCAAGCGCCCGGTCAAGAGTATTTTTTGCGACTGCTCGATAGGGTTTCTGCCGAAATGAACCTGTTCAATAACCGGAAAGAAAGAAAGGAAGAAAGAACAGGGTTGTGTAAACGAGCAGGATAAAGTAGGATTAGAAATCCTGTATGAAATAGAGAAAGGGATATCATGGCCGATAAGGGCGAAGTAGAACAGCCACCAGTAAGACACTATAAAGTGCATTTGATTTGGTGGCATGGTATGAGTACGAAGTCAGCCGAATATAAAACGATGGGCCAAAGAATGGCCGATATATTTGACGAAGCTTGCGCATATCAGTATATGGAAGGTGCTAACTTTGTTAGCATAAACGTAACAGAAGTGAACCCAGATGGGAGTTTAAAGACATGAATACGAAAGTTGAAGATAAGAAAGACGATGCAAAGAAAGTCACTGCGAAGCAGAAGCAGATTGATACTGCATTGGAATTGTTGATCCACAGAGCAGTGATCAATGGCATCGGAAGTTATGAAGATTTTATGAACATACTGGACGCAGACCAGTGTTTAGACATGCGTCAGAGTTACATGAAGTTTAAGAAGTAATTGCGAGAAAGAAAAAGGGGGGCGCGTTATGCGCCCCCAAGTTGGTCGAAGCAGGTCTTTGTAGACCTTAGTTAACCGGCGATCGACCAGGTGTCAACATTTGTCCTGGTCATCGAGGCAGAGAAGGCATAGCCGGAGTTTTGGTGCCGCCGAGAACCGGCGGTTGGCCGAAAAGACCATCATTGACAGTAGCAACACCTTGACGAGCGCCTTCCTGAAGAACGGGACGGGCACCTTCCGAAGCCGCCATTTCAGACATGAAATTAGACATGCGGCGGGAGAACTCGGAAGCAGACATATTGTCCACAGCGGAAGGAGTAAGACCATTGCGGCGAAGCATAAGAGTAACTTTGGTGTTTTCAACGCCCATGGTCATTTGTTTTAGTTCGAGATTTAGGGCAGGGTTATCAACAGCCCATTTGTTAGCCAATTCTTGCCATTGCCTATCGTTATTCATAGCGGCAATGTCGAATTGAGTACCCGCAGAATTGTAAGAAGCATCGCGGGACATAGAAGCAGCGCCTAAAGTGGCGTTAGCAGAAGTTTGAGCGGCAGCAAGACCAGTGTCTTGAGAGCGAATAGCAACCTGACGATCTAAAGCACGTTGTGTCTGGTCATATTCGCGAGCCTTTTCTTGAGCCGCCATTTGGGCATATTGATTGCCCATTACAGCTTGGCCACCATCCGAACCCATTGCGGCAGAACCAGCAATTTCGGAATGAGTAAAGCCAAGGTCACGGTTTTGTTGGTATTCCTTGCGCTTGTTGAAGCGGCCAAGAACACCGGAGGTAAGACCGCCAGCGACGGTCGAACCGATTTTAGAGCCGAGAATGGCTTTGCCAGCCCCGACAATGCCGGAAACAAGGCCCCCTAGGAAGCCTTGTTCCGAACGAATAAAGTTTCGGATCAAACGAAACATTAGTAAACCGACGCCGAATATTGATCAGGCTGGCCAAGCATCCGTTGAATGGACATGGCAACCATTGCATCCGTTTGACCGCCAAGTATTGCGGCGAAAAAGACGGAATACAAATTAGGCGAAGAAGCAGGCGGGCGAACGCATACAATTTGATCAGAGGCTTTTCCGAAACCGAAAAAGCGAACACCTGTAGCGGTAAGAGAGCCTGCAACGGTATCGGTGAAACCGACGCCGAAAAGCACGTCGCTATTAGAAGACGCTTTGAAGCGGAACGGAACATTGTCCGCTACATCATCAATGTTTTGCATCGCCACACCGTAACAGCGGAGGTCACCAGCGCCAACAGCAGCATTAGGCCAATATTGGAGGTGAGCGTGTTTCTCATAAGCCACGCCATCAGTGCCGACAGTAGCATTCGCATCACCATAGGAAGTTGCGGCGGAAGGATCGGTAAGAGTGGTGACCGGAGCCGACCACCACATATCCCGCCGGAGATTTGCAAGAAAGTTCATAGCATTTTACCTTTTCAAGTTTGGTTGCGGGATTTGGCTTAAAGCATTTTGCCTTGCTTAGGAGCCATAGATTTATCGTTACCGCCTTTCATGCCGGAGAAGTAACTCTCCAAAGCGGTGCCGAGTTGATTGCGGGACTTTTCGCTGAAATCAATGTCAACGAGATAGTCGCCAAGAGCAGACGAACGAAACGCATCTTTAATGCGAGTAGCGCGGCGGCTGTCTTGGTTATTGTTAGGGTGTTGCATCATCGGGAAGGAGTTCGCATCGTCAATGCGTTTCCCGACAACATCCCAACCATTGCGCCAACGCCAGCCAGCGGGAAGATAGCCGATCTGACCAGTGGTGTTTTCAGCCGCAATATCGCGAACGCGAACAGCTTGCGGTTCAGAAGCCCGAAGAATTTCGGGATCACCAACAAGATCAGCCCAGACAGGATCTTGAACGGTAAGTGGATTGCGGCCCTCGATTACAGGAGCAAACCGGATCACAAGCATATAGGTCAAAACGGCATGTTCGGGCGCAGTGATGGAATTGATAGCATGTTCCACGCCAAAATCATAAACAGACTGCCAATCGCCCAAGCCAGCACTGTCAGTAGCGGGCAATTCACGAGGCGAAACGCCGAGGCTTGTCTCATCAAGTTTGATAGGGACCTGATCGACCTCGCGAGAACCGTCTGCATTGAACATCTCTTTCAGCAATTCCATATAGCGATTGTAAGAAAGAATATCCCGCTGCATGGCCGATTTGAAACGTGCCTGAATTTCAGCTAGATCGCGAACGTCGAAATCAGTGCCGGAAGCAACCGTATAATCTTCGGAGTTTGTTGGATCGAGATTTTCACGACAGCGGGACCAAGACGCTTGGAGGGGAACGGCAATTTCGCCATCATCCGGCCAAGCAGTCACATCATCATCTTCCGGCCACTTGTACCATTCGTTGTAAATGCGAAGCACGGCATTGCGGAAGAAAGTCGGGATAGAAATTGAAGCGCCAGACGAACCAAGGCCAAGAGCGCCCAGATTTGTTTGCGCAGAAGTGGCAATGGTTGCAGACGTTTCTGGACCTTCGCGAACGTAATCGGTCCAGTTATCATCAAGCCAGCGAACAGGCGTAATAAAGGTTGCAAGATTTGCGTTGATCCGAAGGCTCTCGCGCTCGCGCGTTGCTTCAAGTTTGATCGAGCCGTTCAGTTTGGTGTTGATAGTTTCACCGGGCATAAGAAGCTGTTGCCGAAGGACGTTAACACGCCCGATTTTGCCCGTCTTTAAGACGATACCGCCACGTTGGTCAGTCATTTGGAGTTATCCTTCTGTCTCATTTGATTTACGGTCGGGTCAAGCCGTTTCATAGGCTCATCCCCGTATCCGCCAGAATACGCTAGAACTAGTGAAAACATGGTTTCTTGCCGCACTTTATCAATGCGAACTTGCCCTTCCAAACCGGAAGCGGCGGCAGCGTCGAAAGTTTCGGGCGCTTTTGTAGACGCCAAAAAACGGTTAGCAGGACCGACAATAATTGCGATCACAGCAGCGCAATATTGACCGGGTAGCGGAACGGGAGGCAATCCAGAGATCGTCATGCAGACTTCAATAAGCGAAGCCAAAATAGAGCGGATTTGCCGTGTTTCCTCGGGTGTCCAAGGTTCCTCTTGCGTTAAGAGAAGCCAATCGGTCTCTGAAATACCGTGCGACCGATGCAGTTCCGTATATTTAGCGGAACCGCGAACAAGACTTTCGGCACCAAGCCGAAAGGAAGCGTGAAGATCATTCATGTTATACCTATGTGTTGAACTGGTCTAGATTTGTCCGGCGGGAAATCAACCGCCAGACTATGAGCGGCTCTTAGAAGCCGTTTTTCACAATATCCTTTGGAAGCGGGAAGGTGCGCGGTTACCCATTCGTAAAATTCCCGTGAACGCATCCGCTTGATCTTTGCTCCACT